ATATGAAAAAAACTAAAAAATCAAGTCACGCAGGCATGGTTCATGTAGATCATGACATGTTTACGAATAAAGATGGCTTTCCAAACGGAGGAGTTGAGGTAGAAGTTACAAAACCTACAGAAACTCAATCTGTTCAGGTAAGAGGAACTAAAAGAATGCTGTCTGAAAAGAAAAAAGACGCTGACTGGTATTAATTATGTGGTTATCGGCAATTAAATTAGCCGTCTCTGCAGGAAGTAAAATTTATGCCAATAAGCAGAGAACGAAAATGGCAATGTCTGATGCACAACTAATGCATGCAGAAAAAATGGCCCGTGGTGAAGAGCAATACCAGGGTAAATTGCTAGAAGCTAGACAATCAGACTGGAAAGACGAGGCAGTTCTCATAATTCTCAGTTTGCCCGTGGCTATTTTGGCCTGGGCAGTCGTATCGGACGATCCGACAGCGATGGACAAGGTTAAACTCTTTTTCGAGATGTTCTCGCAGCTCCCTTCATGGTTCACAAACCTTTGGATCCTTGTAGTGGCGAGCATATATGGTATAAAGGGAACACAAATATTTCGAAATGGGGGTAAAAAATAATGGCTAAGAAAAAACTAAAAAAACTTCTTAAAGGTTTAGGTGTAGGTGCTGCGCTTTTGGGTGCAGGTAAAGCTTTAATGAATAGAAGAGACAAAGCAAACCAAATGAAAGAATTTCTTGCGACAGAAGGTGGAGACTTATCAGACATGTCAAACATGGTTAATGAGTTTGGTGTTAAGCCAAGAAAAATGTCAATGAACCCTGCTATGTTTTTAAGCGGTGTTGGCGATGATCCTGTATTTCCAGGAATCCAAGCTGGTGCTAAAAAAGGTGGCAGAATCATGAAAACTAAAAGAGGTGGTAAAGCCGTAAGAGGTTTTGCTAAAAAGAAAAAACAAGCAAATAAAATGAGGAAAAAATAATGCCTGGAATGATGATGAAAAGACCTATGTATAAAAAAGGTAAAAAGGTTTTAAAACCTGTTAAGCCAAATCAAAAAGGTTTAAAAA